TTTCCTCTTCTGATTGCTCCTCTAATTGCTCTTCTGCTTGCTTTGTTGTTTCCTCCTCTGCTTGCTTTGTTGTTTCCTCCTCTGATTGCTGTTCTACTTGCTTTGTTGTTTCCTCCTCTACTTGCTTTGTTGTTTCCTCCTCTGCTTGCTTTGTTGTTTCCTCCTCTACTTGCTTTGTTGTTTCCTCTTCTGATTGCTCCTCTAATTGCTCTTCTGCTTGCTTTGTTGTTTCCTCCTCTGATTGCTGTTCTACTTGCTTTGTTGTTTCCTCCTCTGATTGCTGTTCTACTTGCTTTGTTGTTTCCTCCTCTGCTTGCTTTGTTGTTTCCTCCTCTACTTGCTTTGTTGTTTCCTCCTCTGCTTGCTTTGTTGTTTCCTCCTCTGCTTGCTCTTCTACATGCTGTTCTGCTGGCTCTTCTACTTGCTCTTCTACATGCTCTTCTACTTGCTCTTCTACTTGCTCCTCTGCTTGCTCTTCTACTGGCTCTTCTACTTGCTCTTCTACTGGCTCTTCTACTTGCTCTTCTGCTGGCTCTTCTGCATTATTTTTATCAGCATCCATTTTTTTTACACCAATGATTGATAATAGACAATCTAATAAACTCATATTCTTAATAAAAAATTTAGGTTTATATTGTTTATGAAAACATAAATATTCAAATGTGTAATATATTACTCTTATCCTCTCGATGATTTCTTGGTTTTTTTTAGACCTCTTGTTTTTTTTCTACCACCAGTCTTTCTTGTAGATACATTGGATGGCATATTTGAAATAGGTGTGGCTATAGGAATTTGAGTTTTAGATGACGGCGTCATTGGTGATTGAGTTGTAGATACTTGACTTACATTTTGATTTCTTGTCGTTGTTGTCGGTAATGGTGTAGGTGACACTACGGGTATCTTGTTTATAGGGGCGGTCTTTTTTATTGGTATATCTTTACCACTGCGTAAATAATTATAATTATTCATAATTTTATTGTATTTTTGACTACAGTGTAATCGTGTAGAATCAATAAAAGATAAATGGGTCCCTTCATGTAAATATAAATCAATATCGATTTTCACTAAAGGTATTGTCAAATTTTCACGTTGTCTGCTAGTCACTAGATATTTGCCTTTCCATACAAAATTGTTTATTTTGTATTTTCTTTCACCCAATACCATAGATGCATTTTTCGGAAATAATAAGTTCAATACAAACTGTATATTATGTTCCATCGTTTTTCCACTAACCGACTGTTGATTTGTTAATAAATTTATTTTATATTGTTCTAATATTCTTGTGAAAAAATTTGTGAAATAGGCAGATGATGTGAATATATCCTTTTTTTGATGATTCGTCAACCCAGTAAAATATTTTGATTCGAATAAGAAACTATCTGTGATATATAATTTATTGTCGTCAATGTACATAGAATGTGTTATCATAGATGGCGTGAACATAATATCCTTTAATATTTCACCATCAACGGTTTGCGCATTGAAATGTACTTGTAATATATTTTTTCTTATTGACATTGTCTACTATATTATGAAAATATTAAATTTTAGGTTACTCTAATATTTTCCTTTTCTGTTTTCTATTTGATTTACATATTACATATTACATATTACATTTTCAAGTCATGATAATAGTTTAATAAACTCATATTGCGTTGATTTGTTTTTTGTTTTTTCGCATTTTCTAATACTTCAATAGCCTTGTTTATTTCAAGGTCAGATATAATACCATCATTATTTGTATCTACCTTAAGTTTAGTATATTTCTCCGATAAGATACAGAAACTACTTTTACCGTTCAATAGAAAATCGGCTAAAATAACAAATGCAGCGGTCAATGTTATAGCAATATATATATCGCGTGTACCCATCCATGCAATTGAAAATATGATTAATTCACGTGCAATATTGTATTTAATATATTCTTCCATAGAATCGCTAATGTTAATCTGAATATATCTTGACCCAATATTAAGTGTTAAAATCATTAACCCAGCAAAATACTTACTACTGTTTAACGATTGTATATATTCATTTATAGTTGATAACATTACTTATACTATATCTAGAAAAAATATTTGCCATTTTGAGTTTGTGTGTGTATAACTTGCATTACATTCCGATATAACGAAAGACTCTATTTTTATGGTAATTCACTACACTAAGAATATTATTTTTGTGATCATTGTAACTTCGTATATGAGGACGAATCGATTGACGAATGCCGGTAGTAAATCCTTCTATAGTTTCATTATTTTCACTTTCATATGGTAAGTTATCATCTTCTACGACCGGTTCTCTATTACATGAACGCACATGAGACAATAAGATACCTACTACTACTATGGATATTACTGTAAAGACAATGTTTTTTACATTGATAATATTTTTTATCATATACAATACCATGCTAAAAAAACATTATCAGTAATTGTTTTAGACCACCACACCATTGAAAAGGCCATTGTGATTATTCATCCATCTTTTGAATTGCCTTTTTGTGATCAACAATCTCTAAATTAGAATCTTTAGGAGTTAAGTTCTCTTCTACAGTAATTCTCTCTTCGGCAGAGACAATCTCGAATTCACAGTCTTCATCGCATGGGTTGCATGCATTATTTGCGAATTTTATATCAGGGAATGTTGTTGCAATATCGTCGAGAGATACGTCTTTGCCATCCTTCATTAATTTACCATTTAGGCAATTTTTCTTTCTAAAATCTCCATTTAAAGAGTGAGCACTTACTTTAGCAGAATCTTCAGAATCTTCAGAATCTTCAGAATTCGTTTTTTCATCGTTTTCATCATCTTCGTCTTTATTTTCCATACCCTCAATTACATTTTCACTAAATGCAATAAATAGGAATACAATTAAAATGGCGGCCAATAAATGATAATGTGCTGCTAACACAACCAATACAAGTAATGTTAGTTTTCCTAAAACGCTATTCATAGTAAATGAATTGAACATCTATATAAAATGAAAATATAATTAAATTAAGTAAGATGATTAAATTATAATCTCTATTTTTTATAAGAAGAATGTCTATTTTATCATCCTATGCAGCTCCATTTAATGAAGTGGCTAATAATATAAATAATGAAGATCTAGCAAATAATTCAAATTGTATACAGCGTAAACGAGAACGAAATAAAACAATGAAGAAGCGTGAACCTATGAAAAATATGAACAATCCTAAATTGGATGCTATGATGAAACGTATACACGATTCAGAACAGTACGCTAACGATGATGACACGAGTGATGCTGGTAATGATTTATCTAATTTTGAACCATTATCACACCCTCATGTACAAAGTAATGACGATCTAGGCGTTCCATCCACACCTGATTATAGTGATAATAGCAAGGTAGCGCAACAGGAGAATTTTACACAATTACCAAGCGAATATGCAAAACAATATTATCAACAATATATTCCATATCACAATCAAAGTTCAGATGATGTTAGACCAAATGGAGCAAATAAGGATGAATTATTAAACAAATTAAATCAAATTATTTATCTTTTAGAAGAACAACAAGGCGAAAGAACCAATAACGTCAGTGAAGAATTAATATTATATTCATTTTTAGGAATATTTATTATTTTTATTGTCGATTCATTTGCACGTGTAGGTAAATATGTCAGATAAATATTCACATTGTAAATGATATAAACAGTTGTATCCATGTTATACCATATGGATACAAACACAGTCTTTACACAAGCCGATCAACAACAACCTGCGCAGCAACAACAAGCACAGCAACAATCATTGGATTTGAATGAACCCATCGCAAATGAAAACGATGCTCTCAACATGCTTGTTAGTTTCGTAAATATTGCACAGCGTCGTGGTGTATATAATGTACAAGAGTCCGCGAAAATTTGGGAATGCATCCAAATGTTCATGAAAAAGTAAGATATCATGAATTTCCCAAATGACAAAATACAACTAAAATTCATATTACAATTTTCAAATATGTAATATGAATATCTCTTTTCTTTTCAGTCGGGTGTAATTTATTCCGGCTTTTGGAATACATATAAATATTGGTATTCATCTTGACACATAAGTAAATCCACTTGACTGTGAAGAATAAAACCCAACTCCTTTGCCATGTTTGTTATTTTTTTAATAGTCGGCATCCATAATTTATGTTCATTTTGTCTCACCTTACCTGTTTTTGTATCTTTAAATATTTCTTTAAATTCGGCAAAATCATTTGGGAATATTTCAAAATTGGAACGATAATCAAAATCATTGAATTTTACAACCGACTCGGTAATGCGTTCATCGGCGAAGGATTGAGGATTAATCATGTAAAATGGTTTGGCTGCGGGAACAACTGGGTCGAACATATCTTTATTCACTAATTGCACAATAAAATATCCACCTGGCAACAACCAATTATATACATTTTCTAGCAGTTGTCTTTTATCCTTATAATTATAAAAGGTTAGATTTAAACACATTATATGTGTAAATGATTCAGGTGTAAAAATATTTGAGGTCATTGGTGTACCTTGGATAAAAGCTGCACCTGGATAATTATTTTTTGCTAAATTTATCATTGCGGATGACTCTTCTAATCCTGTAATAGTATAATCATCCTTGTGAAATTCATTTACGACATGTCCGGTTTTACTACCTAATTGGAGCATCTTACTTACGTCGCTTGGTTTCGTAATAGAAATTATATTTCCGATTTCATAGTCATTTGTAACTTTTTTATAGAATAATTGGTCATATATATTTGCGTAAAAGTCGTCATATGATTTTACACCTCGTTTCACAGTAAACTTCTCTTCTTGATTAATAAAACCTTCAATATTGTTATGTGCGAAATAACATGTGTAGGCTTTTATTACAATACATAATAGTGCCAATATTATTAACACATTATACCACATTGATGTTTTTTTTATAAATCGTTCTATCGATTGATATGTCTTGGACAAAGTCATATTGTATATGTATAATTGTGTTATTTTTTTTATCTGAAAACATATATGAATGATTGTGAAATAAATGATAAACGAACCGAAAATGAATTCAGAGGGATTACTTTTTCTAAATATAAAAAAACAGACGTCAAAAAACAATTAATTGAATCATTATATAACGGGAAAATAGAAGAAGCATGTTATTGGAGCGCAGAGTATATATGCTGTGGGTGTTTTATTGACTTATGGGATATTATTTTAAATTATGTTGGTAAGAACATACATTTAGGAAACCCAAAATTGCCTATATATCTTGAATTACGTTTCAAGGCTTTTAAAGAAATATTGACTAGTGGATATATTGGTGACGAAATCGCTTTGCGTAATAGTGATAAAATTAGGAAATTATTTGCTGAAATAATATGCATTGTATGTACGTCGCATAAAAGACATTCAATCGAAAGTATTAAAATAAAACGTAAGGAAGAATTTGACATGGCATATATGGGTACCAGATTAAAGGCGTCTACTGTTGAGTATGCACAAAAAATATTTAAAAAAGACGACCCTAATGAATTATTTATTTCTATAAATGAATTTACTTATCATATATCTAGCGATTCTAGAAATTCATTAGAAGCATGTTATTGGTTAGAATGGATTATGGAATTTGAAAATATATGTAAAAAGAAAAAACAAACGTGTATATGCGAAAGAAGAAGTAACATTCCAGTCGAAGATAAATACCAATGCGAACCTATTTGGATTATTTGGGATGCATTATTGTATACAAATTCCCTAACAAATAATAAAATAACGACAAAAATATTGAACAGTTTGTTAACATTATATTGCCTACGATATACACCAGGTATTAAAAAGAAGAGGAAATATTTATTGTATTTTGCCATATCACTTGTAACAGAAACATACAATACGCAGGTTGAGATTATAGATGATAAATCACTAGTTGATAATATAGTAAAAAGGATAGATTTGATTTATAAAGAAATCAAGAAAAACGAAATTAAACCGGATACTGATTATTTGTTCAATGGATTAGAAAAAAGTAACCGAGAAAAAACAATAGAAAAATTAGATATGATGAACAATCTGAATACAATTACACGAACATAACATGTTTATGTATTTTTTTTCGTAAAATCAATAATATCCATATTTTTAAAAATTGCTTTATGAGAAATACTTGGATGCATATTTTTTTTCATCTTAGATAAATATGTTATATTATTTAATATTGTCTCCCATTTATCGTGTTTTTTTAATTGCCAATACCCGCATGTTATAAATATGTAATTATTTTCCGTCAATTCTTCGATATTATTTGATTTATCTTCAATATCTAGATATGTTATTATTTTTTCATGAAGTTGTATAATAATTTCACTTATTTTGTCAATAGATACTACATCTTCTATCATTAAATTTGTTAAAAACATACTCATTGCCTTTCTCTTTTCATTCACAATATTTAATTCACAGAATTTATCATAGTCAATATTAGGTGATACATATTCAATCGTATCAAACAAATTCATGTATTCGTGCAAACTATTTAGAAATATTTCATTCATAAATTTAAATTCACCTATTAGATATTTACACAATTTTGCATATACGCGTGAATTAAACTTGTTCGTAGTAGCAATATTAAATATAGTATTTCCCAAACGTTTTATCTCCTTCTCCGTGTCTGTTGACGACTCTTCTTTGGTTGTGTCTGTGTCTGTCGACGACTCTTCTTTGGTTGTGTCTGTGTCTGTCGACGACTCTTCTTTGGTTGTGTCTGTGTCTGTCGACGACTCTTCTTTGGTTGTCTCTGTCGACGACTCTTCTTTTTCATTGCGTATAAAATCAACTATTGAAGTCATTTTCTCATGTATACTTTCTTTGATAGTATCATAGTTCTTCTCTGATATCTTGTTTAAAAGAGCGCGTATAGTATCTATCTCTTTATCTAATCCGTCTTTTTTGACAAAAACCGTTTTTTTAAAAGGAATATTTCCCTTTAAAAATATAGTTTCATTATTGATATTACCATTATTTTTATATTTTGATCCATTATCTCGTTTGTTATGATCGTTTTTACCATATGATTTGTTAAAAGTTGGTGTTTTTATATAAGATGGTGACCCTACCGTTTCTGACAATTTGGATATTTTATCAAGTATTTCTTGTGGAATATAATTATCAAAAGTATTATTCCATGCAAGAGATTCAATAAAAGAAATATTATACTTTAGTATTTCGGTCATTGTTTCTTATATAATAATGAATATTATAATATATTTATATCCATTCTGTTTACATTTATTAGGTCAATTTTATTTTCTGTAAACATAAATATCAAAATATGTAAACTACAAAAGAGTATAAATATACATTTTTATTATATTTATGGATTTTCATATTAAACAAAATGATAATATAAAACCAAAAAATGATACAGTTATACAAAACAATGATAAAACACTAACTTCGTCGGATAACTTAAAAACAGATGATGAATTAGAATCAGAAAAGGAAAAGGAAAAGGAAAAGGAAAAGGAAAAGGAAAAGGAAAAGGAAAAGGAAAAGGAAAAGGAAAGTGAAAATACAGTAATATGTGAATGGACTGATATTCCAGACATCAATAATGATTTATTGCGAGGAATTTATGCTATTGGATTTGAAAAACCCAGCCCTATACAAAGCAAAGCAATTTTGCCAGTATTAAACAATAGAGATATTATTGCACAAGCACAGTCTGGAACTGGAAAAACAGGAGCATTTGCTATTTCAACATTGCAAAAAATAAACGTTAAAGAAAATACTACACAAGCATTAGTATTAGCACCTACACGTGAATTAGCCATACAAATTAAAAAGGTATTTTGCACGCTTTCTGAATTCATGAATGGGATTAATATTAAACTCATGATTGGGGGTACCTCATTCGAGTTTGAAAATCGTAAATATGACCAAAAACCACATATTGTTATTGGTTGCACTGGTCGTATTCACGATATGATAAAGCGTAGACGTATTAACACATCTACTATTAAAATTCTAGTTATGGATGAAGCAGATGAAATGTTATCAACAGGATTTAAAGAACAAGTATATAATATTTTCCAATTTTTAAGCAAAGATGTCCAAGTTTGTTTGTATAGTGCTACTTTACCGTCTGAATTACAATATTTAACCGACAAGTTTATGCAAGATCCAGTTAAAATCTTGGTCAAAACTGAATTGGTTACTTTAGAAGGAATTTCGCAATATTATATTGCTTTAGAAAGTGATATGCATAAATTTGAAACTATCAAAGATATATTTAACAGAGTTTCTGTGTCACAATGTATTATTTATTGTAATAGTGTCAAGCGTGTAGCAGAATTAACCGAAGCAATGTTAAAAGATGATTTCGCTGTGTCTTGTATACATAGTGGTATGGAGAAAGACGAACGTACTAAGGCATATGAAGAATTTGTATTGGGCAAAACGCGTGTCCTTATATCATCAAACGTTACTGCACGAGGTATTGACGTTCAACAAGTTAGCACGGTTATTAACTTTGATATACCAAAGGATATTCATACTTATATCCATAGAATTGGACGATCTGGGCGTTGGGGTAGAAAAGGAGTCGGAATCAATTTTATAACAGAACATGACGTTAAAAAAATCCGTGACATAGAGCAATATTATGATACACAAATTAATGAGTTGCCTACTAATTTTTAGATTTTTAGACTTTCATATTTTCAAAAATATCAGTAAAAAAGACAATAAATTCGTATTTTATTGTCTTTTCTTTTTTCACGATGATATAGTGATGACAAATAACAACAAAAACACATTATTTAGATTACCTATCGAATATGTATCGAAAAAACGTAACCTAGATAACCATATTATAGATGATTTAGAATTATCACAAAATCGCAATAACAACGATATTAGCGAAAATGATACATCTAGCAAAAAAACAACAGCAAAGGGGTTATTATACGATATATATAAACCACAATCCATTATTGCAAATGACTATTTATACAAACAGGCACAATATTATACATCTGATAAGCAATATTTAAAGGATACGCAAAAAATTCTTAAAAAATGGCCTATTCCAACCACTGATATGCGTAACAAACAGACCGACTGTTTTGATAAAACATATCATTTATGGAAAACCATGAAAGAGGATACCACATTTATAGAAAAATATTTCTATGTTGATATTGAGCGGTTTTCTTTCTTAAATAAATCACCGTTATTTTTACAAATACTTAGTATTTATAATCTTTTTTCACCCGTGCTTTCACTCTTACTTCCGATAATATTAATGATAGTGCCTTTTTTTATGCTCAAAATAAACGGCGTCGACTTAACAATCGATTCCTATATAAAAGTATTATCCAATCTGCTTTCCAAACACGCATTAGGTAATATTTTTACTATTATGCGTGAAGCAACCTGGGAAAAACGCGTATATGGTATTATATCCATTTTATTCTATATATTCCAAATATATCAAAATACTCTCACGTGTTATCGTTTTTACAGGAATTTCAGTACGATACATGGTGAAATTATGATAATACGCGACTATTTAAAAGAAACACTTAACAACATAAAATCTCTCGAGCAAGTTATTTCTAAACACAAAAGTTATATTGGTTTCTATAATGATGTTAAAAACAAAAGAGATGCTATCATAAATATTTTATCAGACCTAGAGAGAATTGAACATATCTCATCAGTCAAAACGTTATATAACAATATATATCAGACTGGATACATATTAAAATGGTACTACGAATTACATATAAACAATGATATCGACGATATTATTAATTATTCACATGGTCTAAACGCATATAGCGAACATATGTGCAGTTTAAGCGAATTAGTACACAATAAAGTTATACAACCGTGTATCTTTTCTAAAAAAACAACCAAATTTGATAATTGTTACTTTCCATGCCTAGAACATTCGACACATGATACTATACCTGTTAAAAATACCATTCATGTAGATAAAAATATCATTATCACGGGTCCAAATGCTGCAGGAAAAACCACAATATTAAAATCGGCCCTTTTCAATATTATATTTACACAACAACATGGATTCGGCTACTATAGTAAGGGTTCTATGAATCCATATGATTATATCCATTGTTATATTAATATACCTGACACTTCTGGTAGAGACAGTTTATTTCAAGCAGAAGCAAGACGGTGTAAAGAAATCATTTCCTCCATTAAACCAAAACATCGTCATTTTTGTATTTTTGATGAATTGTATTCGGGAACAAACCCGGCCGAAGCAGTTGCTAGTGCTTATGGACTTATTCAATATATGATCGAACTAGGCAATATTGACTTTATATTAACAACACATTTAACAGAACTTTGTAAATTGTTAGATAATGATATTCATAACTCTCATATGGAAGTAAAATGTACTAATAACTATGATTTTTCGTATACCTATTTATTAAAAGACGGAATTTCCAATGTTAAAGGTGGATTAAAGGTTTTGTATGATTTAGAATATCCTACTTCTATTTTAGAAAAAACTACAACTATCTTGAATTCCAATAAAGATTCATAATTTACCTTCCTCATATTCGTTCATACCCTATTAAAAATATATTACAAAAATGTAATAATGCTTGAATCTTTATTTTCCCCAGCAACTCTACTATGTATTTCTATTACACTTATATTGAGTGGATTATTATTTTTCTATTTTAAACGTTCTCTAGTTCGTCTAGAAAGTGCGCAAATGGAGCACTCGCGTGTATTACAATCATTTATATCCAATATGCCTCCACCTCCACCAAATCAATATATGATGAATGGTATAAATGGACCAACTGTAAATTCATCCAGTGATAATAATATTCCATTAACCGATGACAATTTAATTGATATATCTGATGACGATAGCGATGATAGCGATGATAGCGATGATAGCGATGATAACGATGATAACGACGATAACGACGATAACCATAATAGCGATGATAGCGACAATGACGATGATGTTACGAGTAAATCTATTAATCTCAACTTAACTGATGTTAGAGATATTACAGACAATTCTATTCACGATATTTCAGATATGGATAACATCTTTAGAAATACTAATTCAACTAATGACGATATTAAAGTCGTTCAAATGAATAATTTAGAGGAAGTTGTAGAATTACCAACCGACGACGTTATACAATCATTAAATACTTCAGATATCGATTCCGATTCCGATTCCGATTCCGATAGTGATACAAGCGATAATAATTCGGTTGATGGTGTAGACAATGTTCAGGAAGATTATACTGCACCCTCGAATGAAAATACAAATGCTTCACTGCCCATTAATTATAAAAATGAGTCTGTCGCTACCCTTAGAAATTTAGCAGAAGAAAAAAATTTGATTCCAAAAGGTTCAAAACCCACAAAAAAAGAACTTCTACAGATATTTGAAAATGGTGTTGAAAAAAACGAATAAAATAGATAGAAAACAATGTTGAAAATTTATATAATCTTATTATATTATATATATAATGTCTTGGGGTACATGTTATTCTGGCTCAAATAATATTCATTTTAATTATCCACCCATCATGTCAGATGGACGCAATTTTGCAAAGTGGCAACCTGGTGCTGCTATTAATGCAGAAATTAGAAATGAAAACAACATCAAAACTAACGCGAATTACAGACAATATTTAACACAAAATGCTGATGAAATCATTAAATCTAACCAACTTGAAGCATGTGACCAATGTGGTTACTGTCCTATCAATTCCGCTGCAGATAACTCTACTTCTTCTGCCAATACACCATTTTTATACAGTAATTGTCTTGAAAAATCACAACCATATGGATACAACGACAGTGACTTAAAAAATCTTTACTTATCTCGTAACGAATTACAGTGCAGAATGGTCGCTCCGATTCTTACACAAGAACAATACTTACAACAAAAATTTCCTAATCCTAATTAAGAAAATTATAGAAAAATAAATTTTTATGTTTTAAGCACATTTGAACATAAAAATTAAATTACTTATTCATCTATGTTATGATGAATAATACTATCAATATTTTAAGTATCGACGTAGGTATTAAAAATTTGGCCCTATGTTTATTTTCCATTCATAAGGGAGACAAACAAAAATATGAGATTGCAAAATGGGATGTATTGAATTTGTGTAAAGAAGACAATTTCATGTGTACGAACATTGCCTGTAACAAAAAAGCATTATATTGTAAACACGATTCCTTTTTCTGTAAAAAACATACATCTGATACTTCTTATAATATATTACCATCTCCACTAGAAGCCAAAAATATTAAAAATGTCAAGGTCGATGAATTAAAAAAACGATTTATTGAATATGATATTCCGTTTGAAAAGAAAAATAGTAAAATTATATTACTTGAACTGTTAGAAACGGAAATCGCAAATAAATATTTAGAAATCGCAAATAAGGCTAAAAAGGCAGCCGACTTTGATTTAATACAAATCGGTATTCATTTAACCGAAATTTTAGACGAATATTTACAAGACAATACAATCGATGTTGTTTTAATTGAAAATCAGATTAGTCCTTTAGCAAATCGTATGAAAACTCTACAAGGTATGCTTGCACAATACTTTATCATACGCAAAACACACAATATTAAATTTATATCTGCAGCCAATAAACTTAAATATTTCATGCATAAATCATCTACCACCTATAACGAAAGAAAAAAATTCGGTATTGAAATTACGCAACAAATCCTCAGTGATAATATACAATTTCACCCTTATGAAAATTATTTATATAAAAATAAGAAGAAGGATGATTTAGCAGATTGCTTTTTACAAGGTATGTGGTATTTAACCGAAGCAAAACTTGTTGATTATATCTATTGAACATCTACTCCGTTTTTACATTCAATGGTTTATTATATATTTAATGCGATTGATTTAAAATTATTTGTTCTATATTTAACATAATGAATAATCCGGAAATTATTGATATTAGTGAATTAGGTAATGATAAACCATTTACATTAAATAAAACCGATTCTTTCTCATTAAATGATTCTAGTTCGCAAAATCAACGCACTTCTGCTTCTTTAGGAGCAGGTATTGAATTGTTGATGAATGATAAAATGAAATCTGATAGTAAAAAGAGTGCTTCCTCTGATATTGACATTAACGATCTAAATGAACTTGAAGATGAATTGAATGATTTATCTGGACCATCTAAAAATTTTAACGAGGCACGTAGTGACATCTTTTCTAATCCCATTAAGTTAAACACTATGGATAATGACGATGATGATGATGATATCGCTATGCCTACTGAATCATTAAATATTGGACAGTCTACAGCCAGTGCTGGAGATGAAAATAATAAAACATGGGACGGTTACGGAAAGTTTAATAATGTTCCTATTAATCCCGACGTTAAACAATCTAAAGAACCACAACTTTCCAAAGAAGAAACATTGCGAGAAAAATTCAAGTATCTACAAAAGTTAGAGGCTATTGAGAAAAAGGGGGTTCATTTAACGAAAAAATATTCCATGGAATCATCTTTACTAGAGATGAAAGGAGAGTATGAAAGTCATGTTGAGGAACGCGAAAAGAGTAATAGTGTTAAATTTCAAGGCAAAATGTTGATGGCTATGATTACCGGTGTTGAGTTTTTAAATAACCGTTTTGATCCTTTTGATATTAAATTAGATGGATGGTCTGAACAAATCAATGAAAATATCGAAGATTATGATGATGTATTCGCTGAATTACATGAAAAATACCAATCAAAGGCTTCTATGGCTCCTGAATTAAAACTACTTTTTCAATTGGGTGGTAGTGCTATGATGGTTCATATGACCAATAGTATGTTTAAATCGTCTATGCCTGGCATGGATGATATTATGCGACAAAATCCGGAGTTGATGCAACAATTTACACAAGCCGCTGCTAATTCTATGGGTAATTCTAATCCGGGACTTAGTGGATTTATGAATAATGTTATGCCAAATATGGGTAATCAACAACAGCGACAACCACAACAGCAATCACAGCAACAAACACCATCTAATGTTTCAGCACAAAACTTTATGAATAAAAATGACCCTTATGTCATTCCTAGTGACGGTAGAATGCCTCCACCACCAGTCGCCACTCAAGGTGTTAATGCCGCTCCTCCACCAACACGCCCACAGGCTATCCCTATTTCTAACCGACCCGATTTAAATATGAGTCGCGGGGTTGAAACTCCAGTCGCACCACAAAAATCTAAGCGACCTGAAATGAAGGGACCTAGCGATATTTCTAGCATATTATCCGGCTTAAAGACTAATCACACCGAAATTAATATTCAAAAAAATAACGACGAATCTGGAAGCACTATTAGTATTAGTGACTTGAAAGAAATGCAGAATGAAAAATTACCCACTAAAACCAAACGTCGTCAAAAGAGTGAGAAAAATACAGTTAGTTTAGATATTTAATCCTAATTGTTCAAAAATTATGAAAATCATAAAATATACATATCTTATGATTTTTTACTTAGTGAAGAGCCATCAGTTTCTGCTTCACATCCACCGTCAAATGAGTCGCTTGACATACCTTCTTCACTATTTTATTCCTTATCTTCTCATCATGCTCGATGAACTTTAGACAATTTATTACCATATCATGATAATTTATCTGTGTTGTGTCTGATACTTTTCCCACCATGTATTCATCCTTCCACACTTTTACATTATTTCGCTGTTTTATCGCTAATCGCACCGAACTCTTTTGTATTATTTCATTATTCTCGTCTTTTACCCATTCATCGTTATCGCGCACATATACTGTTTTTCGGCTTGGATCTGTACAATGTATTGGGCGCTCGTAAATTGACATGTCATCTAGACCCTTGATCAGCATATTTGATATGCTTTCCGATAATCCATGCTTTCTAGTATTATCTAAATCCTGATAAGTTATCGGTAATGATTCAATAAAATCCGATATGTTCATTGCATTTTGACAGTGCTCATTCAAAAACATATTCACGTTGAAGTTATTGGTTTTGTTATTACTATTTGACATCGTATTGTTATTCGTTGTATTCCCTATTTGAGGTAGTATGTTTAACATCTCTTTGTGCATCTCTTGATTTTGTGTCATCAAGGCGATTATTAACTCTTTCATGTCAGACATATCCTCTTTTTTATCTACAATAGATGTAGATATGTGGTTGTTACTTACTGCAACTACGGTATTTTCATTACTGTAGGTGCATTTTTTTTTGTGTCTCCATAGACCTGTTCTATCAGAATATTTTTTTTCACAATGATTGCAAATATATTGTGGTGTATCAATTTGTATAGGACTTTTTAGGGACTTTTGGACCATTTCATTTTTTGTATGTTTTGCTGTCAATAAATGTTTATTATAATCACGTTTGTATAATGTATTATAGTCACAAATATTACAACTATATGATATGTGGTGTTTATTTTCTACAATTTTTGTTGCCAAACCCATCGGATTTGTTGCTAAATCCCATTGATTTGTTGCTATTTCGGTTGATTTTGTTGCCATTACTATAATATAAATCAACAAAAAAACTCCTAAATATAACCGAATTAAATTGGATATTCCTTCCAAAAAAAAAGTATGGTAATAAATCGAATATTCCAAAAAAGGAAATGAGAGCATTATGCTCTAAACGTGTTTTTTAACTATTTTTCCAATTCTATTTTGAGATTTCAAAAATGCAACACAAGGATTTGTTGTGTTGTGTTTTTCAAAATGGAAAATAGAATTAGAAAATCAGAACTTGCACTACATGAGCACATTTTATGTAAGTAGGTCAATTTACATAAAATCCATAAACTCTCTACATTATGTAGGTAAATTAGTAAATAATCGTCAATTTATGATTCAGATATTGTTTTTTGTATTGTTGATTATGATAATTGCCGATAATTGTTTTTGTATAGTTTCGTTTTGTTTCATCAAGGCAGTTATCAATTCTTTCATCACAGACATCTCCTCTTTTTCATATGCTTGTGTTGTAGATATTTGTTCACTAGTATTTGCATGTTCATTACTTTCATTATTGTAGGTGCATTTTTGCTTGTGATTCCATAAAGATGATGCGTGTTTAAATATTTTACCACACATACACCCATACTGTTTTTGTTGAGATTTTTGCGACGAAAATAAATCGCTTGTTCGTATCGTATGTTTTTTTGTAGTTAAATGTTTAACATAATCACTATTCTTACTTGTATTATAGTCACATGTTTCGCAATTATATTTACCATTTGTATTTTTATGATTTGCTAATTTTACCTTTTCTTTTTTCACGTATACAATAGGTTTAGGTTTAGGTGGTGGTAGAGGAGCAAGACTATTTAAGGTGGCATTATATTGTTCAAAATATTTTTGTTCTATTTTCCTGGCTGAGTAATGATCTTCACAGTTATGGAAAGCGATAATTTCCATATTCCAATTATCCCAACCCTTATTGGCTCGTATAAAGTTATATAACTTACAAGTATAATTAGAAGATTTAGCATTTTTGCATCCCTGTTTGTGTGCGTGTTTACGTTGAACAAAGTTAGTAGTGTGACCAATATACATGTCATTAACTGATGGATCAAGACAGTAAATTTTATAGAATAACGTATTGGAATAGTCAATATCTACCTTGGGCATATACAATAATAAGACATAATTATAAAAAAATTAATACGAGTATAAGATATTCCTAAATATCATGACATATGGACAAGAAGTTGCACTACATGAGCAAATTTTATGTAAGTAGAAATATTTACATAAAACAGATAACGTCGCTAGAGAATGTAGGTAATATACAACAAATTTAGCGTAATGTGATGACCTTTTTTTTTCAAATATGTAAAATTTGTGTATCCAATTCAGGAATTGTATTTTCATCATAATTAGTAAAGCAATTGACATGAGTAACGCTAATATAATGTTTTGTTTTAGGGTTGATATCTTTAACATAATCCCGAACACGTAATGTATATGACATGTGGACATGAAAGCGATTAATACCAGAAATAATGATATTCAAAAATAGACCACTATATCCAGTAATGTAATATTCTATGTCTATTTTTTTATTATCAAAAATCATATTTGCCATTACTTGTAATAAACGAAATTTGATATCTAAGTATTGGTTTTTCTTCTCGAAACGTGTAGTTTTCATACATCTTGTGGCTAATTGGTCTAATTCTTGCTCGGAAAATGGCATATTATAACTTTTATGTTTGAAATAAATGTATTTCAGTAAATAATGACATACACAATCAGATAAACGTCGAATAGGTGATGTAAAATGACAATATTCAGGCATTCCCACTAAGTCATGTGATTCAATGTTAGCCATATAATCAGCCCGAATACCATTAGTTATGATTTCTTGTAACAGTTGTTCACCGGATATTTCATTATACACAGTTTGTAACCATTCACTCGCATTACACGTTCTAAAAATACCCGTGTTAAGATTTATTTTCAAATACTCGCCTACAAATGAGTTGGCGAAAATGGCAAATTCGGCAATCATCTGCTTCATTAGTCGTTCTTGTTTTGTATCTTCGTACAAATATACATAGTTATCTTCGTATATTGGATATGCTGTGGAAACTTCATTTAATTTAATACCTTTTGTTTTTAAGGAACGTCTTGCTTTTAACGTTTCACTTATTTTTAATCCTATATTAAACGCACTCATTTCGTCGCAAACGACTGATGCACTATTATAACTAAATGCGTTGTCCTTTTTTACAAAAATGGTGGTAAATAATAATTTGATTTCGTTAATGGGTTCGTATGTGGTTGAATTAATTTCAGATAATACGGTTATTGCGTTTTTGGTATTACCCTGTTCTGTCCCTTGTAGACTGGATAATTCCAACACTTGTTCGGGCATCATATGAATTGGGGCACGATTAGATGGATATTTGGTTGTTGTTCTCGACACTATATCTTTCCATAAATTAGAAGTTAAATCTATGTATTCAGTTGGGTCAGCAATATGGATTGCGAAATATAGTTTGTTGTTGTCGGTATATACAGAAAACGCATCATCAGCGTCTTTACATCCTATTGGGTCTATACTATACGTTTCATATGAGGTCATATCTAGTCGTTCAGTTTGTGCAATAGAATAAGGATGTGGGGTCAATATATTAGACGTAAGTATTTGATCGGTCGCAATATCTCGTTTAATACCATATTTTGGC